ACGTCAGGAAACCGGTAGACTAACCAAGCGCCGTCCGCAAGGACAGCCTGCCGCCTTAGCTCAGTCGGCCAGAGCAACGCACTCGTAATGCGTAGGTCGTCGGTTCGATTCCGACAGGCGGCTCACAGCCTGACCAGCGCGGACACCCTGAATCCCGGTAATCATCGCGGCCGTCCCGTAGCAGTTTTCGTAGCAGCAGGCCCGAAAAGCGCCTTCCCGATGCGCGCCGCCGCGTCCTTCCCGAGCGGCGACGACACGTGCGTGTAGCCGCGGGTGACCCGCACATCGGAGTGCCCGAGCATCTCCTGCACGACCGCCAGGGCGACGCCCTCGTCGAGCGCGAACGTGGCCGCCGAATGCCGCATGGCGTGCACGCCGAGGTGGGGCAGCCCGGCGTCGGCCAGGATGCCGGCCCATTCCTGCCAGTCGGCGCGCGGGTCGACGGGGCGCCCGTTCGGCTGCGCGAACACGAGGTCGTGGTCTTCCCACAGGTTCCCGGCGAGCAGCCGCTCCGCGGCCTGCGCGGCGCGGTGCGCCCGCAGCAGCGCCGCCAGCTCGGCGGGGACGGGCACCGTCTTGCGGCGCCGCTCCTTGATCTCGCGGAACACCAGGCCGCCGCCGTGCCGCTGCGGGCAGTCAGCGCCGCGCCTGCCCCGGCACCCCGCCGGGTCCTGGCAGCCGTGTTTCCAGGTGAGCCGCTGTAGCTGCCACCACACGCGCAGCTCGCCGCGGTCGAGGTCGGCGAACTGCCAGCGCAGCCCGAGCGCCTCGCCCTGCCGCAGCCCGCACGCCAGCCCGACAGACCAGCGCGCGGCGTTCCGCCGCTCCGTGCTGGCGGCCAGGACCGCACGCGCCTGCGCCTGCGTAAGCGGCGTCTTGTCCTGCTGTCCCAGGGCGGGCGGCACGACGAGGCGGCACGGGTTACGGGCGACGTTCTGGCGCTTCACCTCGTCCTCATACGCGCTCGACAGGATCGCGTGAACCTTCCGCACATGCGCCGGGGCGTGCCCGGCGTCGAGCATCTCCGCGTAACCGTCTTCGAGGTACTCCGGCAGCATGCGGTCGATCCGCTGGCCGCCCCACCGGGGGAAGATGTCATTCCGGCACTTCGACCAGTAATCCTCGATCGTCCGCGGAGCCCGGCCGCGCTGCGGGAGCACCACGGTAAGGCGGCGGGTCAGCATCTCCTGCACGGTCGGCACCCTGCCCGGCTTCCCGGCCGCCCCCGCGTCGCGCCTGCGCTCCAGATCGCGCACAGCACGGTTGCGCGCCGCCCTCGACTTCCGCTCGACGTGCCGCCGGTCAGGGCGCCCGTCCGGCCTCGTCCCCATCCACACGAACGCTTCCCAGTAGCCGCGGCCGTTCGGCTTGTCCGGCACCCAGGACTCGCGGTTGTCCCGCCTGGTCCGGCCGGTCACTTCGCCGCCTCCTGCTGCTGCCTGGCGCGCTGGAGCGACTGGAGCGTCGCCTGAAGGAACGCGACCCGCGCCGACATGGCATCCCGGTTCGCCTGGAGCCCGGCCTCCTCGGCCTCGATGTCGCCGAGCCGCCGCCATATCTCCTGGTGCTCGTCTGCCGCCTGGCGCAGTTGCTCCTCGGTCTTCCTGATCTCCTCGTCGAGCGTCTCGGCGTCCATGCCTGTCGTCCCGCCGAGCAGGGCGTCCAGGGAAGTGCCGTACAGCGACGCCAGGGCGATCGCCTCGTTCAGCCGCAAGGGCAGTTGCGCGGATTCGAGGCGCCCCACGGTGCTCTGGTGCATGCCGAAGCCGAGAGCTGACATCTTGCGGGCCACGTCCTCCTGGGACCATCCGCGAGCCTTGCGCAACTGGCGCAACTGCTCGCCGACTAGCTCCTCGGGCGTCGGGGCGTCCGGCCTCAATCCATGCGTCACGTGCATGATGCTACACGCGGGCCGCGCTTGCGTCTAGGTGCACCACCCGTTACGATCATGCGTATCCGCAAAGCTCTACCATGCGGGCTCGCATAACAAGGAGGCTCATATGCCCACCCTGCTGCTGACCGCCGAGGAGGCCGCGGCCGAACTGCGGATTGCCCGGCGGCGGATATTCGTCCTCATCCGTGAGGGCACGCTGCCGAGCGTCAAGATCGGCAAGTCACGGCGGATCACGCGCGCCGCGATCGAGGAGTACGTCCGCCAGCTAGAGGCAAGCGGAAGCCGGTGACCCGGAAAGCGGAAAGCCCCGGCGGACACCGGGGCCTTCCAGAAGCGCACGCGGGCGGCGTGACTACCCGCAGTGTAACCGAAGCCGCCGCCCCGCCCATAGCACTCGCCCGCGCCGTCGCCGAGCTGCTCGCCCTGTCAGGTGAGCGCGACCGGTGGGCGGAACGGCTCGGCGAGGAGTTCCGGGCCGGGTTCGCCCTCGGGCGAGCCCTAGGCGTCGAGGAGGGCCGCCGCGCCGAGGCCCGCGAACGCGACTCCGCATGGAACGCCATCGCCCGGCCGGTCGCCCGCGGCGGCGTCACGCACGCCGAGATCGAGCGGGTCCGGTGGGCCGTCCGCGGCGAGCCGAGGACCCGCGCCGAGTACGGGCTGCCCCACAAGGATGACTACACGGGACGAGGTGCAGCGTGACAGGCAGGCCGATCGGCGCCCGTATCCTCGACGAGCTGCACCAGGCGCTCACCCGCTACGTGGTGCTTCCCTCGCCGGAGGCCGCCGACGCCGTGGTCCTGTGGATCGCTGCCACGCATGCCGCCCCGGCGTGGAACTGCGCGCCGCGACTTGACATCACCAGCCCCGTCAAGCGGTGCGGCAAAAGCCGCCTGCTCGACATCATCGAGGCCACCTGCCATCGCCCCTTGCTGACCGTCAACATCAGCCCGGCCGCCCTGGTCCGGTCGATCGGCGGCGACCCGCCGACGCTGCTGCTCGACGAGGCCGACACCGTGTTCGGCCCGAAGGCAGCCGACGCCCACGAGGACCTGCGCGGCATCCTGAACGCCGGGCACGGGCGCAACCGGCCCTATATCCGGTGGGACGCCGCCAACCGCAGGATGGAGCATTGCGCCACGTTCGCCATGGCCGCGCTCGCCGGCATCGGCAGCCTGCCCGACACGATCACCGACCGGGCCGTCGTCGTGCCGATGCGCCGCCGGGCACCCGGCGAGCACGTCGAGCGCTACCGCGAGCGCCGCGACGGCGAGCCGCTCCGCATCCTCGGCGAGCGCCTCGGCGCCTGGGTCCGCGCGCACCTGGACGACCTGAGCAAAGCCGAGCCCGACATGCCCGTCGAGGACCGCGCCGCCGACACCTGGGAGCCGCTCATCGCCACCGCCGACGCGGCAGGCGGCGACTGGCCAGCCCGCGCCAGGCTCGCCGCGCTCGCGCTCACCGCCGAGGACGACACCGACACCAGCCTCGGCGCGCGGCTGCTCGCCGACCTCCGCGACGTGTTCGCCGACAGGGACGCCATGCACGGGGAGACGATCCTCGCCGCGCTCCACGACATTCCCGAGGCGCCCTGGGGCGACTACTTCGGCCGGCCGATGAACGCCCGCGACATGGCCAAGCTGCTGAAACCCTACGGCGTCTCGTCAACCGACGTGAAGCTCGACGGGGTGAACCGCAAGGGCTACCGCCGCGAGCATTTGCACGACCCGTGGACCCGCTACCTGCCGTCCGCGCAGGGGGGTAGCGCTACCTCGGCTACCTCGGCTACCGCGCAGGTCAGCGAGGGTGCCCAGGTAGCGGGTAGCGGACAGCAAGCGCTACCCGCTACCTGGGCACTGCCCCTGACCAGCGACGTAGCGCAGGTAGCGCAGGTAGCGGACACCCCCGGCGGAAGTGGCCAGACGACCCTCTGCGTCATCTGCGGCGAGCCGCTGCACCAGGCCCTCATCGACGCCGGATTCACCGACCACGGCGAGGCCGGCGAGTGACCCCTCGTAAGCCCGTTCGCATCAAGAAGGCGAGGCGCTTCTTCACCTGCCCGCAATGCGGGCGCCGCATCCTCGTCGGCCAGTACATCGCCAGCGTCGGCCACGGCCCGTGGCGCTGCGCCGCGCATCTCTTGACGGAAGGCATCAAATGACCGACGGCACCGCCCCGCCCGCCCGCGTCCGCATCGCCAGGCACAACGCCGTGTGCGGCGTGCGCGGCTGCCTCCGCATCATCGAGGTCGGCTCGGCGATCGTTAAGCCCGGTCCCGGCCAGGCGTGGCGGCATCTCCGGTGCGATCAGCCGAGCCCCCGGCGCCGCCATGACACGCGGGTGCCCGGCGGCAGGAGCAGGTCGTGACCGCGACTGAACGCTGGCTGCCTGTCGTCGGCTTCGAAGGGCTCTACGAGGTGTCCGACCTCGGCCGCGTCCGCGGCCTTCGCCGCTCGGGCACCGCAGGCCGCATCCTGGCGCCCGCCCCCCTGGGCCGCTACCTGGCGATCAAGCTCTGCCGCGACGGGGTGAACAAGTGGCACCGCGTCCACCGCCTCGTCGGCGAGGCGTTCCTCGGCCCGCTGCCACCCGGCCAGCACACCCGCCACGGTCCCGGCGGGGCACTCGACAACCGGCTCGCCAACCTGTCCTACGGGACGCCGATCGAGAACAATCACGACCAGGACCGCGACGGCACCCGGCGCATCGGCAGCGGGCACCCGAATAGCAAGCTCACCGAGGCCGCCGTCTCCGAGTGCCGCCTCCGCCACGCCGCAGGCGAGCGGCTCACGGATCTCGCAGCCGAATACGGCGTAAGCGATCCGACCATGGGCAAGGCCGTCCGCGGCCGGACGTGGCGCGGCGTCGCCGAAGCCGAAGGGCGGCTGTTCTGATGGACGAGAAGGACCTCGCCGACGCGATCGCCGCCGCAACCGCCCCGGAGTTGTGCCCGGCCTGCGGCCGGATGTACGCCGGGCCGAGCGCCTGGCAGGTCGCCCACGACCAGGGCCGGTGCCTGCCCGACCACATCACCGAGGCGATGCTCGCCCTCGTCGACGGCGTGTACGTCCTCCGCGGCTCCGACGCGGCCCGCTTATCCCCCGCTGTGATGTCCGGGCGGCGTACCATCAGCAGCAGAGATCATCAACTGAAGACCACACGTGTAGTCCCCGGAAAGGGTGTTGTCCCGTGCCAGAGAAGATCACGCTTAACAGCCCGGTCGGCGACCAGATCCGCAACATCGCCCACCATGGCCACGCCGGGCGCGAGTACCTCCGCGACCTTGCCGGGAAGTCCGACCAGCGCGATGCGCGGCTCGCGCAGGCCGAGCGCGAGCGCGACGAGCTGCGCGCGCAGCTCACCGTTTTTGAGGCGCCCATATACGGTCCCGGCTCGGGCAGCTCTTACTTTCAGGACCTGGCGAGGGCTCACTTTGGCGGCCGCATCGGCCGCAGCGACAAAGAGGTCAAGGCCGCCGCAGACCGCCTGCACCGTCACGAGCTGGCCGCGCACCGGGAGACCGAGCGGCGCCTCGCCGGGCTCCGCGCGGAAGCCGAGCACCAGACCGAGCGGGCGCTATCCCGCACCCGCGCCGAAGCTGCCGCCCTGCACCGCTGGCAGGCCGCAGGCGGCAAGATCTTCGAGCACATGCGCGAACTCGACGAGCTGGCGGGAACGGAACGCCGGGCGCTGAACCGGACTGATGGCACGGGCGGTTACTTCGCCCCCCCTGGCTACCTCATCGACGCATTCGTGCACGCACCTCGCGCCGGGATGCCGTTCGCCGCGCTGTGGCAGCGCCTGCCGATGCCCCCCGGCATCCAGTCGGTTAACGTGCCCCGCTTCAAGGTCGGCGCCGCCACCAACGCCATGAACGACGGCGGCAGCGTCCCGAGCCGGGACTTCACCGACTCGCAGCTCACCGCGAACCTCATCACGATCGCCGGGCAGACCGACGTTTCGCTTCAGTGGCTGGATCAAACTCCCGTCGCGGCCGACGAGACCATCGGCGCCGACCTCGCCGAGGACTACGCCATCCAATTGGACGGGCAGCTTCTGCTCGGCTCCGGCAGCAGCGGGCAGGCGCTCGGCGCGGTCCCCGGCGGCACCCTCGCCGCCGCGAACCACATCTGGCTGTCGAACACCAACAACGCCGCCTCGCAGTCGTGGGCGAACGGCGGCACGAACATCCACGGGTCGGTGCACGAGTTCACCGGCATGCTGTACAGCAAGATCGCCCGTTACCGGGGCCTGCCGCCAACTCACTACGTGATGAACGCGACCGCGTGGGCGATCGCCAGCGCCGCGCCGGACGGGCAGAACCGGCCGCTCAACCCGCCCGGCATGCTCAGCCCGGACGCGGTGCCGATGCTGCACGGCCTGCCGATCGTGCAGGACGTGAACATCCCCGACACGTGGGGCGGCGGCACGCCCCCGACGATCGGCCTGTCGAACGGCGTGACATCGCCCACGGACGGTAACGGCACCTGGACGCCGATCCTCGCGGGGCGGTTCGAGGACTGCATCTACTGGCAGTCCGAGCCGCAGGTCCGCATCCTCCTCGAATCCCTGGCCGGGAACCTTCAGGCCCGGTTCCAGGTCTGGACCTACGTCGCCGCCGCACCTAACCGGGTCGTTTCCGGCGTCGGCAACGTCACGTTCTCGGGCACGAGCCAGGCAGGCGGCGTAAACACCGGCGCCGCAGTCGCTTACGGGGCGATGAGCCAGTTCACCGCCAACGGTGTCCTGCAAGCCACCAGCCTGGGCTTCTGATGATCTGCGGGCCGTGCTTCGAGGAGTGCCAGCCGCCGTTCGCGGAGCGGAACGAGCGATGCGAGACACCCTGGTGCGAATGCCTATGCCGGGAACTCAACGGACGGCGGCGGTTATGGCGCTCAGGCGGCGCCAGCCGCCGCCGCCGTGCGCGTGCGGCTGCCTGGAGCTCGCGGAACGGCTCGCCGGGTACGAGGCCGACATCGCCGCGATGGCCCGCGCTATCGTCGCCCTGCGGCCCAAGGCGGCCCGCCACACAATCGAGCAGGGCCTTACCGGCTGGGCGGTAGCCGAAGCCGACGCCCGCCGGATCGCCGCGCTCGCCAGGAAGCCGGGCTGATGGACTGGCTCCTCAGCCTCGGTGATGCGCTGCGCCTGCTCCGCGCCTACGAACGTGAGCACCAGGCGCGGCTCGCCTGGCTCCGCACCGTGCAATACGACAGGAAGGCGGGCTGATGGCGAACACGCTGGTTAAGCGGGTGCTGTTGCAGATCACCGCCGACGACGGCACCACGGAGGAGAAGCTCGCCAGGATCAGCGCGAAGGCCGACGAGCTGGGCCGCAAGCATCCCGAGCTGAAGGTCCGGATCGACACGGCGGCAGCGTCGGCGAAGGTAGCGGTGCTGCGGAAGGAACTGAAGGGGCTGTCGGACGCAGCCGACGCGGAGGCCGCCAGGGGCGGCATCCTGTCCCGGTTCCTGGGGTTCGGGAAGGGCTTCGCCGGGGGCATCAGCAGCGTTCTCGGCAGCCTCCCCGGCCTCGGCGGCGGCGGTGCGGCGGGCGCGGCCGAAACGCCGGGCGGCCCGCAAGGCATGGCAGCAGCCGCCACGATCCTCGGGGTGTCACTCCCGGAGCTCGTCACCGAGGCAACCGCCCTCGTATCCGGGTTCGCCGCCGCCGGAGCCGGAGCCGGGGCGTTCTACCTCCTCGCCCACCCGGCGATAAACAACCTCACGAACGACGTGCAAGGGCTCGACAAGGCTAACCAGGCGCTTGGCATCGCGCAGCAGAAAGCCCTCATCGACCCGACGAAAGCGAACCTCAAGGCGCTCCACAACGCGCAGGTCACCTATCAGGCCATCTACCAGCAGATGGGGCAGGACGCGGGCAGCTCCGCGGCCGGGGTGCTGAAACTCCACGACACCTACGTCAAGCTGTCCAACGCGTTCACCCCGGAGGCGTTCAAGGTCTTCAACGGGGTACTCCAGATCGCCAACAACCTTCTGCCCAGCATTGTCCCGTTCGCTAACGCGTTCGCCGGGGCCATGACCCGGCTGCTCGGCCAGGCCGCGAAGTTCACCGAATCGAAAGGCTTCAAGGACTGGCTAACCCAGTTCGAGAAACTCGCCGGCCCGTCCACCATGGCGATCGGCGTAGGTATCGGGCACCTCGTCGCCAACTTCGGGAAACTCCTCACCCTCATGAGCGCGAAAGACGTCGTGAACGGCATCAACATCGCGTTCTCAGTGCTCGACGGGACGATAATCCTCACCGTCCGGGCGATCCGCAGCATCATGCAGGGCTGGGACCTCCTCACGGCCGGATGGGACCGCGGCATCATCAAAACCCGCGCGCTCGGCCACGTCATGGCCAGCACGTTCGACTTCGTGCGGCACGCCATAGCCCACGACGCCGACAGCATCGTCCACGCGTTTCAGGGCATCGTGGCGGGCGCCGCCCGGCTGCTCGGCGGCATCGTCCGCGCCGACATGGCCATAATCAGCGTCTTCGCCAGCATCCCCCGCCGCATCCTGTCGGCCCTCGGGAACCTCGGCAGCCTCCTCTACAACGCCGGGCAGCAGGTCATTCAAGGGCTGATAAACGGCATCAGCTCCATGTTCGGGTCGCTCGGGTCGATCGTGTCGTCGATCGGCTCCGGCATCCTCGGCGGCGTCAAGTCGATGCTCGGCATCGGCTCCCCGTCCAGGGTCATGCGCCAGCAGGGCATATGGATCGGCGAGGGTCTCGCGCTCGGCCTTGAGGACTCCGTGGCGCGGGTGCAGCGCGGCGCCCGCCGGATCGCTGCCGCCACGATGCCCGGCGGCTACGCGCAGCCTGCCCTCGCCACGGCGGGCGGCTACCGCGGCGGTCACCTCACTTTCGAGGTGATCGGCGATTCCAATCAGGTCCTGACCACCCTCCTCAAGCGGAATATCCGCGTCAGGGGTGGCGACCCTGGGGTTTTGGGCCGGTGAACTGTACGGAGGGCGAGGCACGCGACGCCCGGCTCAGTGTTCTGGCCCTGGTCCGCGCGTATGCAAGCCGGGACGCCGAAGGATTCAGGTCCCTGCTCCGCCACGCCGGCCCCGGCGAACTCGAAGCCATCACCGTGGCCTGCGTCACCAGCCTCGCCGACCTCCTCGCCCGCTACGAGATCACCCTCGCCGCCCTGGAAGACGACGACACGCGCCACTGGGTCACAACCGCCTGCTACGACACCATCACCAGCACCCCCGGCGTGCCCGCCATGGTCGACTCGCACATCGCCGCGCTCCAGGCACGCACCATCAGCAGCGACTGAGCAGGACAAACGCCATTTTTTAGCGCGCTATGCCCCTGGGACCCGCAGCCGCGGTGATCTTTTCCCGTGTTAACACTGGCGTTTCAAGGGGTCGCCGGGTTTCCGGCCGGTTCCGTGGCTGTGGCCTGCGGAAAGGCGCTTTACGGGCGTTTCCGGGCGTTGCGCGGGCTAGGTGCCCGCGCAGTACCGGGCGACGGTGGTGAACGCTTGCGACATGGCCGCGATGTCCTGGTCGACGGGCTGCCCCTGGCGCGTGTCGAGGCCGTACCTGTCGACGCTGAACGCTGCCTCGTAGACGTCGACCTTGATCGCGGTGCCGTCCGGAAGGGACTGCGCGTAGCTGCTGAGTTCTTGCGCGGCCTGGGTGGTGTTGCGGGCGGTGATCTGTGCTGCTGCCGCGATCATGGCGAGGGTGGCGCCGGGGCATCCGGGCGGCGGGCTGGCGGTCACGGTGGCGGCGGGGGCTGCGCTGGTGCAGCCCGCAGCGGCCAGGGCCAGGGCGAGGACGGCGGCGGCCATGATGGCCGGGTGATACCGGAACATTGCGGTGCTCCTTAGGGGTCAGTTCTGGCGGGCGGCTCGATGGCCGCTTTGTAGGAACCCGACAGCCGGGGCTGCGGTTCGGGGGGTTCCGGGGATACCAGCGGGGTGCTGTTCGGCGCTCCTGGTGGCTCCTGGCGCGTTTGGTGCACCAGCGCGGGCCGCGGGGCCAGCGGGTAGGTGTCGTGCAGCGCCCGCCAGAGCAGCCACCCCACGAGGCCCACCGCGGGAGGCGCGGCTGCGGCGGCGGTGAGGATCACCACGAGCGCCACCGTGGGCGCCGCTATGGCGACGGCGACTGTCAGGGCGAGCGCGGCGACAGCGACGGTGACGGCGGCCCGGGTCATGAGTTGCGCTCCTTGCGGGTGCGGGCGAGTTCGGCGCGGATCATGCGGGCGACCCGGTGGACGGTGCGGGAGCCGGTGCGCTGCCGTCGCCTCATGCCGTGGCAGGACGGGCACACCGGAGCCCGCCCGTTGCGGCGGAGGTTGCCCCGGCCGCCGCAGCGCCAGCAGGAGCCGAACGGCCGGGCGTACAGCGAGCCGAGCCAGGCCGCGAGGAGCACGGCCACGGCGAGGATGTGCCCGGCGGTCACCGGTCACCTCCGGGCGTGCTGGCGGGCGCCGAGGCCCGCTGCGAAGCCCTGCTTGTATCCGTCCTCGTGTCCTTCGGCGTGGCCGCGTGCGCGGCCGAGGATCTCGCCGAGCTGCTGGCCTTCCTTGTAGACCTGGCAGCCGAACCGGGGACAGTTCTCGTCGGCGCACCGCCGGTAGTCGTGCTTGCCGTCCGCGCTCGTGACCCCCATGGGGCTGCCGCTCCTCTCGTCTCGGGCCGGGCGCTGTTACTGCTGTTACCGCTGGTCAGGGCCGGGCCGCCGGTAACGGCGTGCACAGCGCCCGTGCGGGTGCGCAGGTCAGCGCGTTCACAGTTCTGTGCATCGGCGGCGGGTGTCATGTGCCGTTCACCGCCTTGTCGACGTCGGCGGCGCGGCAGCCGCGGGCGCGCTGGCCGTCCATGACGACGACGACGGAGGGCACGCCGCGGGCGCCGAGTTCGGCCCGTACGGCGTCGCCGCTTGCCTCGGCCCAGCGGTCGGGGAACCGGTCGGCGAGCCGGTCGGCGAGCGGCTGCCAGTGCATGCCGCTGGTCCCGGCGAGGACCTCGCGGGCGTCGGCGAGCACGTCACGCCGTGGCGCCTGGTCTTCCTGGCCGAGCGCCACCCCTGACAGCGTGCCCGTGGCCTCGCGCACAGCCCGCGCCCTGGCGGCGATTCTCTCCGTGGCGGGCATGTCGAGGTAGTAGGTGCGGACCACCTGCGGGTGCGCGCTGGCGCCGACCAGGTAGCCGAGCCCGGCGTCGACTTCGGGGCGGAACGTGGTCGCCCTGATGCCGTTCTTGTACGCGCTGGTGCCGAGCACCATGTCGTTAGCGGTCTGGTCCATGACCTTCAGGCAGAACCGCAGCCCGGCGTTGGAGCTGACCCCGGTCGGCAGCGACTTCGCGTCGGGCCGCTGCGTGGCGAGGTCGAGCATCACGCCGAACGCCGGGCCGATCTTGATAATGAACACGGCGTCGTCGGCGGCGTCCTTGCCGTACTTGTCGTGGCTGAACAGGTTCTGGCACTCGTCGATGACGCACGCGATCGGCCAGAGTTTCCGCGACCGGCGGGCGCCGATCTCGCGGGTTACGCGCTTGTCGGGGCACAGTTCGCGGGGGAGTGCCTTGAGCCGCCCGGTGCGCCGCTCGATCTCGGCGCGCAGCAGCTTGAGCGACCGCGCGGTGTAGGCGATCGACTCGTCGTCGATGCCGGACACGAACCGGTGGCAGACCTGCTCAAGCGGGTCGAGGTCCCCGGAGCCCTTCAGCTCGTGGAACCATAGCTCGACGATCGGGTCAAGGGCATAGGTGCAGGCCCGGACCCGGACGGTGGCGGTCTTGCCCTGCCGGGGAATGGAGCCGATCAGCATGTTGAGATACGCCATCGGCACCTTGACCTGCCGCCCGCGGACGTCGGTGCCGAACGGCTGCGGCTGGAACACGTCAGCCTGGCCGGAGCGCAGCAGCGGCCACGGCGGCGGCTTCGCCTTGCTGATGTCAGCGCGGCCGACGAACAGCTCGAGCCTGCCCGCGTGCTCGTGGCTGACCGGCTCGGGCCAGACGGCGCCGAGGGGGCGGCGCAGCCCGGAGGCGAGCTGCTCGCGCCGGTCGATGACCTGCGTGGCGGTCACCCCGTACGGGAGGTCGATCTCCGCGCGCCAGCCCGGCCCGTCCTCCCGCACCGGGGACGGCAGCGGCGGGAACGTGCCCGCGGTGATCGCCTTGTTGATCTCGGCGTTGCCGATGGCGCCGAGCGCCCGGATGATGACGCCGGAGTCCGGCGGCTGCACCTGCGCCGGTATCTCCGCGCGGGTGGTGATCGTCTTGCCCTGCGGGCGGCCCGCGCGGGCGAGCATGGTGAACACGGCGGCGGCGGCGAGCGCGAGCACCGGCCACGGCGCGTACGCCACCAGGGCGAGGACCGCCAGAGCGGCGACCGTGGCGCAGATGGCGACGATGATGCCGCGCGCCTTGCGGGTTTCCCGGCCCTGCTTGTGCAGCCGCAGGTGGTCGTTCAGGAGCCCGTCCGCGGCGGCCTGCCGCTCAAGCGCGGCGGTGTTCGGGATATGCCACCATTCGATGACCCGGATGGCGGTGACGAACACGCCGCGGACCGCGTACCCGGTAGCCAGGGCGGCATACGCGGGGGAGCGGACCCCGTGATACGCGGCGCGGTGCGCGTTCCGCTCGGCGGCCAGCCGCACATGCCGCCTGGCGGCCTCGCGGGTGCGCCAGTGTGCAGGTATCACGGCCTTGCGGGCCGCCTGGCCGTCGCTCACGTCAACATAGGCGGCGCCGGGCGCCTGGCCCTCGTCGAGCTGAACTTCAGTAGATATTTCAGCCGCTTTGAGCTGCGGCCGGTGGTCTGTATCGGTCATGATGATCTCCGTTCGGGTGGGAGATCCGGGCCGGGTGCGTGCTGTCCAGGCTGATGCACCCGGCCCGGAACGCTTACGGGGTACGTGCGAGTACGGCGAGCCGGGCCTGTATCTCCCGCGCTCGCGGCTGGCCGACGTGAAGCTCGGCGCGGATACGCCTGATGCCGGGGACCTCACCGCGGGCAAGCTCCTCAGCGAACGGGGCGGCCTCGGCCGGGTGCAGCCCGGACCCGTTCAGGGATACGGCGGGTACGGCCTCGGGTACAGCCACAGATTCGTCACGTGACAGTGACGAATCCCGGCCAGATTCGTAATTACGAATCCCCGCCTGATTCGTCACGTGATCGGTTACGAATCCAGCGGCGGCGTGATGGTGGGCGACGACCCGCTTGAGGACGCCGAGGCCGACCGCGAGCGCGGCGGCGGCGGCGAGCGGCGGCACCGCCGCCGTGGCCCGCCAGGTGAGCGCGGAGCTGGCGACGTGGCCGACGTTCGCCGCCACGCTGACCGCCAGCCCGGCCAGCGTCACCAGCCAGGGGAACACCCGCGACCGCCACGGCCACCGGTCGGCCAGGCCGACGAACAGCGCCAGCTCGCCGACCGCGATGAACACGTCGACCATCGCGGGCCACACCAGCGCCCACCCGTAGGGGACGCCGTGCCGCGCCGCCCACAGGTACAGCGCCCGGTATGACTCGCCGAACGCGACCAGCGTCGACGCGGTCACGAGGACCGTGACCACGATCAGCGCGCCGCGCCGCGGCCCGGCCAGGAACCCGCTCACGACGCCCCCCGCTCGATGTCCTCGATCCGCTTGAGGAGACGCGCCCGGCGTCGCCGGATCTGCCTGTTCTCAGCCCACCCGGCGGCAGCCTCGATGCCCTCGACGATGCCCTTCCCGAGCCCGTACACGACCAGCGCGGCGGCGTACAGCACCCAGCCCGCGAGCAGGAACACGGCCAGCACCAGCAGCCCGGCCGGGCCGAGACTCAGCCCGGTGTTACGGCTGGTGCGAACGTATGCCCTCACGGCTTCACCTCGGCGAGAGAGAACAGCGGCTCGTGCGCGGCTTCGAGCGCGATGTCGGCGGCGGTCACGTCCTGCCCGTTCGCCCGCGCCCGCTCGATCCATGACTCGGCCAGCTCGCGGGTGTTGTCGATCGCCTGCTCGCGTCCGGCGCCGTGGTTCCGGCCGCCGCAGATGCAGTCGCATGGCTCCTCGTGCGCGTCGTAGCACTTGGCGTCGCAGCGGCCCTGGCAGCCCTCGGAGTTGTAGACCGCGATGAGAGTGGTCACGGCTTCCCACCGCCGTTCACTGCTCGAAGGTGCCGCTCCTGCTTCGGCGCGGCCTGCCCGGCGGGCTCGCGCCAGCCCTCCGTGAAGCCCCGCAGGAGCAGCATCAGGACGTCAACCCTCCGGTTCAGCGCGGCGGCCTCCTCGGTCAGCGCCCGGAATTGGTCCGTTGGAACTTCCATCACTTCGCCCCGTTCATGATCTGGGTGGCGGTCTCGCGGAACATTGCGGCCATGTCGAGGTCGTCGAGATGCTGCTCGCACGCCCCGGCCGGGTGTGATTTGCATGCCTCGCACCAGGCCGCGGCGCGCTCCAGCCGGTACGTCACGGCGTCGCCGAGCGCCGCGACCGCGATGGCGGCCTGGTCGGCGGTGAGGATGACCTCGCCCGCGGCCCCGCCCTGGGGGGCAGTGGCGGGAGTCGCGGCCGGGGGGACCGCTGCCGCGGGCGAGGGGTCCTGGGGGGTGACGCCGCTCACCGTGCGCC